TGTGACAAGTTCTCCCACCTGGAAAACACCGCTGTTCATAGTAATTTCCAATAATTTTGGAACACTATATTCAGTCATGTTTACATTATTAAAATATACATAATGTTGAGTTGCTGGTTTTAATCTTGTAGCAATAAATTCAATGTTCCTTTCTCTACAATATGGAATAAGTTCCCTACCCACAACTTTAGTACCTAAAGATACAGTATCAATTTGCTCAGTTATTTTTCTTTGAATTCCACTTCTACTTTCTTTAGTGTCTACTCTAACTTCCTGTAAATAAGTATCCTCAAAAGTATCTCTTACTGTGGTTTGAGTTCGTGAGCTTCCGTGAGGACCACCAGGAACGACTGTTCTCGAAACAAATTCGGTAGATTTTGGAACTACTCCTTTTACGATTCTTTGTTCGCTTAAAACTGTTTCCCCAGTCCACACGGTCTCCCAGGATCCCCAATCAACTGGAGATAGACCAGTATTAGGATCCACTTGGAATGCTTCCATCATTGCAGAATAATTACCCTGCTGCTCTATCGTAACTGGAGATAGTACTTTTTCTTCTATCCAAGTATCAGTTTCTGGATTTAATTCCAATACACCAATAAAATTTAAAACAGCAAATGGGTTTACATTTTCACTTCTAGTAGCAAATTTTTGCTCGATAAACTTTTCTTCTGTATATTTTAAAGTTATAAGATCTCCAGTTTTTTGAATATTTGCATTTTGGAGATCTGTTACAAATCTTAAATCTACAGATGAATCCGCTGTAGTTCCAATACCAATTACAGATGCAGATCCAATTAAAAGATCTAACGCTGTGGTATAATGTGATGGTCTTAATTCACCTTCTCTCCTATCAGTACTTGCTTTAAAATCAGGAGACCTCATATTATGAGTATCATGTGATTTAAAATTATCTACAAAAATGCCATTTTTAAATCTATCTAATCCAGTAAGAGGATCTTTTATTGAAAGGTTTTGAGTATCCGATTCTAATAATGATAATTGAGTATAAAATTCTATATTTTTAATCCTACTCTCTAATCTTCCAATATCCTTCATTTGATAACGTTTATGCTTAGTCTTATCAAATTGAATATCACCAAATGCAAGATATGAATAAGGTCTTAAAGTAAAAGTACCAACCTCAAAAGTGTTGTCAGATAATATTGGCGGCAAAGGATCATCTGCAGGTTGCCCCGAAACTATTTCAAATTCACCACCTTTAGATAATATTAATTTATCAGTTCTCGGCAACCTATATGAATAACCAAGAACAATAGATTCCCCACTTACTGGTGTTGCAGTAACAGAAGATCCATTATTTGGAAATATTCTTGACTCATATTGGAATGGTGAAAAATTAGTATTAGTATAATCACTTACTCTAGGTCTAAAATCAATTACGTCAGATTCTCTTAGAGTATCTTTATGTATTCTCGGTAAGTCAATGCCATCGTGAATAATTCTTGGAGGCCAACTTAGGTATGAGAAAAATTCCCCATCGTCTGAGGTTGGTGTGCTATAATAATCATAGACAATAGTTAGTCTTTTACTTGGAATTGGGGCAGAATCTTTTCTAATAAGTCTACCAAAGTCTAAAAATTCTAATCGTCTTCCACTATCTAAAATAAAACTATTTTTTACTATATCTTTGTCACCTGGTGATATTGCAGAAATTGATCCCGTAATTTGAGATAGTTTTAATGTTACAGACTCTCCGATTTGGAATTCCCTATCATTGTTATAAACAAAAGTGATTGTATTTGATGTGGTAGATACAACTCTACCAATTGCATATGAAGAATTTCCTGTGATTTGATCTCCCTGAGCAGCTTCTAATAATGATCCGTTAACATTAATAAGAGTTAATGTTGGAATATTAGGATTATTGTTATCATCAGATTCAAAAACAGCATGGACTCTTAAAACTTCTGCTTTTCCAATAGAAATTTCTTTATCTTGAATTCTAAGTCCATATACTGAACTATAAGTTAATCCATCATTTAAAGTTGTATTTGCATTTGATCCAGATGCCGGGTTGCTTGACTTATCAATCGTTAATACTTCGCAACGAGTTAAAACTTTAGATTTAGAATTTACTTTTACTTTTCTAAGTGTAGCAGTCAACTTTGCATTAGCATCTGTAGATCTTGTAAGTTGACTTAAAGTTAAGGTTTTACCATTTGCGGATATTGAAACTTTTCCATTTGACAATGGTTCTATTTGCCCATTTGAATATGTAAGAACGTATCTTTCTTCGTCATAGTCTTCAAATACTGAATCTACATCAGACTCAATAATAACACACCCATTTGATGCCACAGATGCGGCATATGTTTTTCTAAACACTAACTGAGAATTATCTAAATTAATATTACTAATGTTAGTGTGACTTAAAGGTTGATAAAATGCAGCAACTCCCCTATCAGTTAATTCTGGTATGTTTAAATTGACAGGTGTTGTGAGTGTTGCTAATGGAACTTGACCATCATAAAGACCTTGTACAGTTGCAACTCCACTTACAGTCACATTATTTAAAGTTGTTCCAATAGTAAGAACTTTGTTAAAAGTTACTGTTGAAAATCCTGGTCTTGTGTATGAGAGAATATCTCCAACCTTTAACTGTTGTGCAAATTTTGATGTGATTGATCCAGTGAGTGTGCTAATTCCTGCAGATTGTGCAGTGAATGTGAGTTGTTCTGTTCCTAAAGGATAAACACCGGTTAATTTTAGATCTGCACTAAAAGTATTTACTCCAACTGTGGAAAACAGGGATTTGACATCATCTAAAGAATAATCAGTAATACTTGAAATTGTTGGAGATGAAGAAATTCCATTTACTGAAATACCCTCCCCAACAACAAAAGACCCACTTACAGAATTTAATGTTAATACTTTACTGTTACTAACGGTAGAATTCAAATATCCTTTTGATCCACTGTTTCTACCTTCAATTAAAGCAGGTGCTGATAATGTTATATTACTACCAATTGTGATTTGAGTATAAGTATCAATGTCATATAAAAATGTTTCAAAATTTGTAGTTTTATTTGAATATGCAGCATCTTTTAATTTGAAGTCATAACACCTCGCTCTTCCAATTTCTTCGCCAGGTGCTGTAAGTGAAGTTAATCCAACTCTTTCACTTCTAAGACTCAAAGTTGTGGTTATTCCAAATCCAACAGATGGGGAACCACTTACATTGTCTAATTCTAATTTATTACCATAACTAAAAGGTAAACGAAAAGTATCTACAGTATTAGATGTTTCTGGTTTTCTTACATCAAGATAAGTTGTTGAACTTTTTTCAACTTCAAATCCCTGCACAAATGCCTTACCAGGAGAAATTTGTAAAGTATATAAATCTTCCGATGGAATATTTCCTTGTGCGGTTAATTCATTTTCTTTATATACACCACGATTAAAATCAAAATTATTTAAAGATTCTTTTATATCAACTTCAAATGCCTTAACATAATAATCTCCAGATTCATCATAAGTTCTTCTTGCTAATTCATCTCGGATTAAATTTAATTCGGTATTTTTTACAAAATTTAATAATAATCCATTTTCAACTCTCATCAATTCTATAAAATTTTCATCATCAAATTCATCAATATTCTTTTTTATGAAAGTTGTTGATAATTTGAACCTATCTGCTCCTGGCGCAGTAAAATTAGAGAATCCCTGAGAATTATCATTTAGTGATGAATCATCAAATGATGTTACTATATCCTCACTAATTAATAATCCAATTCTATAACTTGGTTTGTCTCCATACTGATCCAAAAGAATATTATCGGTCAATACCTTAACAAAAAACCCACGAATAAAATATATACCTTCTTCTATGAAAGCGGCAGATCCAGTTCCAGTAGCATTTTCTGAAATACATGTAGCAAATGCACTATCTGCCTTTATCTCAGTCAGTCCATATTCAATTCCATCTTCGGTGATTAATCTTTCGCCATCTAAAAATCTTGTTGTTTCAAAATCGTTATTTGATGATTTTAGATATCTAATATATAACGTATTCTTATTTCTTTCAGATTCTTTAGAACCAATTACTTTAACTACTTTCCCCGTTATTCCAGAAGTTTCTCCACGAATTGTAGTTCCTACTAATTTTTCAGTATAATCAAATACTGAAATACCAAAAAAAGTTGGATCTATTTGAACAAACTCATATTTGGGGTCATATCCAGTTTGCCCAGGTATTACTTTTGCACCCTCTTTGAACAAATACGAACCAAATCTTTCAATTTGATTTTGAAGTATTGTTTGTAGAGTGGTTAACTCTCTTGCTTGAATAGCCGTTCCAGGTTTAAATAAAACTTTTTGAAAATTTTTATTTTCATCAAAATCATCATTATATGGACTGACGTTGAGATTGGTATTCTGTGGCATGTTTTTAGAATTCTAATACAATTTTTATATCTTCTTTTTGAGTAAAAGAACGTGGAACTGCTGCTCTATTATCTATATAGATGATTTCTCCAGAGTATTTTTCTACCTCTGGATTTGCTATTCCCTCAACATAATTTTGATCTAGATTTATAATTCTATTACCAACAGTTGTAGTAATTCCTGGATTTGCTGAAGTGCCATAAGTGGTTTGAATTTGTAAATTACTGCCAGACGTTGCGCCAAATATAGTTAATTGTCCACCAGTAGCAAGTTCACTATTTCTTTTAAAATTAAGAAGTTTATAATTAAAAGCAGTAATCGCAAGTCCAACTGGTTGATAATATTTTAAAACTCCAGTTGCAGCATCATAAGATGCTACTTTTGCTACAGCCGTAGACCCGATTCCAATTGTTTGGGTAATAACTGTGTCTGCGTTATAACTTCCTAAATTTGGATTCGTTAACTTTAAAGCACCTAATGCGCTTGCTTGGTTGGAAGATAACAATTGAGTCTTGCTCCCAAAAGTAGTGGGATTTTTTACGATGCCAACTCTAGCAAAATCATTCCCCACAACAAAATCAGGATTTGTTCCAGTGTTTTCATATCTTGAGTATACTAGAACTCTGTATGACCCAAGTTCTTTATACACATCATATCCATGTCCACCCGGAGGGGGAATGATTACATCAAAAGTTGCAATTGATGTTGATGCACTGCCAACAGCATTCAATCCAACTGAAGTTAAATTAGTTCCTCCAACTTCCAATGCTGGACCACTTGGATAAAATTGAATTGTACCTCTTGTATATTGAGATCCACCATTAGTTACATCTACTGAACTAACTTTCCCATCAGCACCAACAGAAATACTAACTCTCCCTC